GTAGCTACTCCCTGAGGTGTCACATGTTCAAGGCAAAGCAGTACTTCCACAAAGACGGCACGCGCGTTCGCATCCTCAAGCCTGCGACGCCCGGCCGGCGCATCAGCAAGCGCAAGCGCACCGCGGCGCGCCGCAGCTGGTTCACGAACTACGGCAGCGCGGCGCCGATGTACCGCGGGCCGGTGTTCGTGGTCGGCATCGACTGCTAGTGACGCATCCAAGCCGCTGCGCTGTGCGGGCGGCTTTGGTGTTCTCACTGCGAGGAGTCTCCCATGATGCTGTACCGAATCCCGCACAACACCACGCGGGGCGCCGGAACTATTGCCAGTGTTGCGCTGGCAATCGACGCGCCCGTCCCTAACGGGCTCGGCGGCGTGTTTTGCCACGCAAAAGGCAAGGCCGCCGATGTGCGCGTGGAACTGACGCGAAATGACGTCGCCGCAATCGCCGCAAGCCTCGGGCTGCGGCTCGTTTCTGAGTGACGCACTAAAGCCGCTGGCCGATGCGCTGGCGGCTTTGTTGTTCTCACTCACTACCCTGCGAGGCTTTCCATGTTGCTGAAAGAGGCTCGCGCCGCTGCTGCGGCGTTCGAGGTGCGGACGCTACTCGCGGACGCGCTTGCTAATCCGAAAGTCGCGAAGTCTGCGGACGTCGCGGGCGTGCTGACTGCGCCGCTGCACCTTGCGCCGGCCGCAAGCTCGGGCGTCATGAATGTCTGCCCGTTCGCGGGCGCGTGCGAGGCTCCCTGCCTTGACGGCTCGGGGAATCCCGCGTACGCCGCGGGCAAGCAGCGGGCGCGCATCAATCGCACGCGGTTCTACAAAGCCGCCCGCGGTGCCTTTATGGTCATGCTGGTTGCGGAGCTTGCCGCGCACATCGCGGCGGCACGGCGCGCCAACATGGAGCCCGCCGCGCGACTGAATGCCACGTCCGACATACTTTGGGAGCGCATCCCGGTAACCGTCGGCGCCGATCTGTCGGCGCACATCGCCCGCCACTACGGGCAGACGATTGCGGCCGGCGACTACGCGAACATCATGGGCGTGTTTCCCGCGCTGCGGTTCTACGACTACACGAAGATTCCGCCGCGGCACCGCGCGGGCCGTCTGCCGGCGAACTACACGCTGACGTACAGCTACGATCCGGCGAACGATCCGGCCGACCTGCGGGCCGCGCTGGCGCTCGGATGGAACGTCGCGGCGCCGTTTCAGGTCAAGCGCGGCAAGGCGCTGCCCGCGCGCTACACGATTGCCGGCGCTGACGTGCCTGTGATCGACGGTGACGTACACGACTACCGGCCGGCCGATCCGTCGGGCGTCATTGTCGGGCTGCGGTTCAAGCGCATAACCGACAAGGCGCGCGCCGCGCGGCTCGGGGCGGCAGCGTCGACGGGCGCAGGCTTTGCGCTGCCCGTTTGATCCCTAAAGGGCGGCCCGCCCGTGAGGTCGCCCCTCCCCTAATTCAGATAGGCGCGACTGCGCCGCAGCGAGGTGACTTGTGGAATACATGCTCAAGTACAGCACGGGGCGCCGGCGTTACACGCTGGTAGGTTCCGTCGCGCCCGTGACGGACGCCACCGAGGTGTTCGTGTACAGCGGGCAAACGCACCGCGTGACGGAATGGACAATCGAGTCCGACACCGCCATGCGGTTCGAGACGCACAAGGCTGCGGCCGAGGTGGCCGCGGCGCTGAATGCGCCGTACAAGGCGCGCGGTCGGCGCGGGCGATTCTCAGTCGTGCCTGCCGACTACAACACCGACGCCGGGCGGGCGCGTGTGGCCGCGAGCGCCAAGCCGCGCAAGCCGCGCAAGACCGTGCGGCCGACCGCGGATGAGAGCGCGCGCCTTGAGGCGCACATCAGCGCCGCCTACGCGCTCGCCGCGGGCAAGCTCACGCTGCCTCCGCGGTCACGCCTCGCGGTATTCGTCACCGAGGCGCGGGCGTCGCGCGGGGGCCGCGACAACGCCGGCCAGTACTTCATCGCGATCCGCCGGGCGAACCTGAACGACTCGCGTCCCGGTTATGCGCAGTACCTAGTCGCGCACGAGCTTGCGCACGTCGCGGACGTGCTGAAGAACGGCAGCACATCGCACGGGCCGCGTTTCATGGAGTGCCTGCGCGTGCTCTGCCCGCCGGAGCTTCAAGCGTACGAACTGACGTACAAGCGCACGCAGGCGATCCGCGCGGGCATCCGCATCAGCGCGGCCGCGCCTGAGGTGCGCGCCAGCGTGGCGGCTCACTTGGAGCGCCGCAAGGCGCCGCCGCAGCCGCGTGGCATGGACCTGCTGTCCGAGATGCTCGGCCGCGCATTCAACGAGGAGTAACCCATGAGAACCGCAATCGCGGGCGCGTGTGCGCTCGCTCTGGCCGGCTGCGCCGACCTGCCGCCCGAGACCGTGCGCGAGGAGACCGCGTACCAAGTCCTCGCCGCGGCGGACGCTGCGCAGACGCTGCAGATCGCCGACAACCCGAACCGATTCGCGGAGCAAAACCCCGCGCTCGGCTCGCACCCGCAGCCCGCCAAGGTGGCCGCATGGTTCGCCTTGGGCGGAGTCACGCATTACGGCGTGACGGCGCTGCTCGTCGACCACGACGCGCCGGGCTGGCTCGTCCACGCGTGGGAGGTGTCGGGCATCGCGTTGGAGGCGGTCTGCATCGGCAACAACGTCGGCAACGGCGTCGCGCCGACCCTCTCGTTCCACATCAACACCAGCACGCCCGCCGCGCACGTCGCGCGGCACTAGGAGGTCCCGTGAAGTTCACAAGCTCTCACTACGTCCGCGCGGCGGCCGAGTACCTGACGGTGCGCGGCTTCCCCGTGCTCGCCGAGCAGTGCCGCGACGTCGCCGACCAGCGCGACAAGCTGCACCGGCTCGCCATCAACATCAGCGTGGCGCTCGACGGCTCCGAATGGAGCGCCGACACGCTCGCCGAGGTGGCCGAGTTACTGGCGGCTGCCGGCTTCACCGTCAACGAGCCGCGGGGGTGAGCCGCACCATTCGCCGCGCACGCCCGCGGTTCTACAAGTCGGCGAAGCGCCACGTCCGTGACGGCGCGCCGCAGTACCACACCGCCGGCTGCCGCAACCACGGCAGCTGCGACTACTGCACCAACAACCGCACACATTCATCGCGCCGCAGGGCGCCCATCGAGGAGTAACCCATGAAGCTGAACGACAGCCAAGTCCAGACGGTCTTGAACGCCCTGCGGATCGCCGCAGAGCAGTGCAGGCATGACGCCGCGATGCTCAACCCGCACGCCCGCGAGACCGAGGGCGAGGTGGAGACGCTGCGCCGGCTGCTGCGCCGGGATGCCGAGGCGTACGCCGCGCTCGCGGCTGCCATCGAGGACGCCGACGAGGTGCAGTCATGAGCAGCAAATGGCTGCTGGTCTTCTACGTCGGCCCGCTGGTCGGGCTGGCGTGGCGCGGCGAGTGGGCGCTCGCCGCGGTGCTGCTGATCGTGGGCGCCGCCCTCGCCCGCTGTTCCGACACCGGAGGTGAACATGACGGCATCGACTGACGTGTACGGCATGACGGTAACGCCCGAGGAGCGCGCTGCGACCAAGGCGGCAGCCGATGCGGATGAGTGTTCGCAGCCGGCCTGCCGCGTGCGGTTCGAGAAGGAGCGCCGCGGGCAGGAGGAGCGCCCGGTGTGGCACATGTGCGAGCGCCACCAGCGCGAACACATGGAGCGCCACACGCGCGCCATGGCCGACTACCGCGAGGCGCAGCGCGTGATCGCGGAGGCCCGAAATCAGGAGGCGACATGATTTTCAAGATGCAAGACGGCGACACGACGTCACCCGCCGAGGTCGAGGTCGACAACATCGGCGGCACGATTGGCCTTGAGGTGAGGTGGGTGAAGCCCGCCGCTCCGGGCCAGCACAACGGCCCCGGGTATGCCTGCCTGTCGCGTGAGGACGCGATCAAGCTGGCGCAGCAGATCCTGACCATGGCCCTCGAAATGTAGAGGTGAAAGCCACAGCACAGACGGCCCGGGGACGTCAACCCGGGCTGTCGATGGTGTGACTTTGCGCACCGCGACCCCTCGGGAAACGCGAGCACCGTCGCAGGATCGCGACGCGCGCCGACGAGTGCCCCGAGGCTTCGCCATGTTCGACAACGCCGACTGATTACCTTGCCTGCCGGTCGCGGGCACCAGTCGGACGGGTTACCGGCCCCGAACAAACCCCGGCACACGGAGACTACGGTGAAGCGATTCGAGTACAGCATCGAGCGGGGAACTGGGCACGGCGTCGGCCTATCCTTTCGACGCCTCAACTACGATTCGGTAGCATATGCCGAGGCGGAGCTTCACCTGTGGAGGTGGGTCTGCCATCTGGCGCTACGGCTACCACCGAGGAGAGACCCTCATGTCCCCTGTCAGCAAGACGACGGCAGCGAACAAGCTGACCGCTGTTGTTGAGACCCTGATCAGCGAAATGGATCGCGACGCGCCCATCGCGCAGCTGCTGGCGTTCCTTGTGATCGCCACATCTGGCAGCGCTGGTATCTCGCAGTCCGAGGTGCAGAAGACCCTGAAGCTGTCGACCGCCGGCATGAGCCGGACGGTGCAGGCGCTGTCCGCCCTGCACTACTTCAAAGACCGGCCCGGCTTCGGGCTGGTGGAGCGGATCATCGACCAGCAGGACAATCGCTTTCGGACCCTGAAGCTCACGCCGAAGGGCGAGAAACTGATGCAGAGAGTATCGGAGGTGCTATGAAACTGACAAACCGCGGAGGCGTCTGGTACGTCGACTTCAAGATGACCGACGGACGCCGCCGCCGCATCAGCACGAACGAGACCGACCGTGCGGCTGCCGAGAAGGTGGCGCCCGGTGTGGTGGCGCGTGCGATCCAGACCGCGGGCAAGCCTCAGGCAAGCCTCGGGGTCGCCCCGAGTCTCGGCGAGTTACTGGAGCGGTGCTTCGAGCGCAAGTGGCAGCACAACAAGCGGGCCGACTACGCCCGCCTGATGGTGAACCGCCTGCGCCGCGAGGTGGGCTTCTGGCTCTCCGACGAGGTGACCAAGGACAAGCTGGAGGACTACTGCAACGGGCTGCTCAAGGCGGGCAAGCGCCCGGCGACGGTGAACCGGCGCATGTCGTGCATCGGCACGGCGCTGCGCGAGGCGCACGAGTCGGGGCTGATCGCCGCGGTGCCGAAGGTCCCGCGCTACGCCGAGCGCAACCGGAAGGAACGCTACCTGACGGCGGCCGAGGAGGCCGAGGTCATGGAGTTCCTGAAGGGCAAGGCGATGGCCGAGGCGTACACCCCGGGCAGCGACGGCGCGTGGGCCTACATGCGGGCGCTCGTGCCGTTCCTGATCGACACCGGCTGCCGGCTGTCCGAGGCGCTCGGCGCCGAGGCGTACGGCGACGGCTCGGCTGTCCACCTCAAGGCTGGCGAGACCAAGAGCGACGCGCCCCGGCTGGTGCCCCTGACCACGCGGGCGCGCGCCGCGCTCAAAGTCATGCTGGCGTCGCCGCACCACCGCAAGGTGAGCGTCGACTGGGTCGGCTGGCGCTGGCTGCTCGTGCGCCGGGCGATCCCCGGGCTCGGCAAGGTGAACATCCACATCCTGCGGCACACCTGCGCGAGCCGGCTGGTGCAGCGTGGCGTCCACCTGCAGACCGTCAGCCGCTGGCTCGGGCACTCGTCGGTCACGGTGACGGAGCGCTACGCGCACCTCGCGCCGGACCAGATGAGCAACGCCCTCGCCGCCATGGAAGGCGCTCCCGTGGAGGTGCGTCACGCACGGCACACAGGATCTCCCTTGGAGGAGGTGATCCCGGGTGCTTTGGCACAGTCGAAGTAGCTAAGTCGTTGATGAGGAACGGGAAGGTGGTGCGAAAGGAGAGACTCGAACTCCGACGCGCCCCTTCCCGTTCAATGAGTTACCCCGGGCTGTGACCCACGCTGTGCCGTGATTCTGGCACAGCTGGCACACCTCGGCACACCTCACCCCTTAGTGCCCATCCTCGTATAGCCCCCGTGGCTGCCCTATCCCCTCGTGAAGGCAGCCCCCACCAGTGGAGGAATCCATGACCGACATCTATGCCCGTCAGGCTGCTATCGAAGAGCAGTCCATCGTCTACGGAGGTGCCCGCTACACCCGCACCCGTGAGGAGCGCGGGGAGTCTGAGACCCGCCCCGGCAAGGAGCAGACCAAGCGCGCGATAGACGCGCTGGCCGCCGCCATCGAGGCGTGGGTCCTCGGCGCCACCAAGAGCGCCGGCCGGTGGCACACCGCCGCCAAGTACCTCGCCCACATCCACCCCCAACAAGCCGCCTACCTGACCATCCGCTACGCCCTCGACGCCGCTGGCGAGAACCAGAAGTTCGCCACGGCATCGCTGCGCGTGGGCTCGGCCATCGAGGATCACGTCAACCTGATGCACATGTCCGCGAAGGCGCCGGGCCTGTACTCGAAGGTCATCAATCAGGTCCGCCTGTCGACTGCCGAGCACCACCGCGTGACGGTGCTGCGCCACGTCGTGCGCAAGTTCGACATGGCCGCGCTCAGCTGGTCGGACAAGGACAAGCTGATCATCGGGGCAAAGCTCATCGAGCTGTTCGACGAGACCTGCGGACTGGTCACGGAGCAGACGAACACCGAGGGGCACCACAACCGCCAGACCCGCATCGTGTTCACCCCCGCGGCGGCTGAGTGGATGGCGAAGGCGCACGCCGCGGAGATGCTGCGGTCGCCCGTCCACCAGCCGATGGTGTGCCCGCCGCGCGACTGGAAGGACCCGTACACCGGCGGCTACATCAGCGGCTCGCTGCGGCGCGCCACGCTGATGCAGACCCGCGTGGCGGGCGCGGAACTGATGGGCGCCATCGAGCAGATGCGGATGGTCTACGACGCCGTCAACGCGATCCAGCGCACGCCGTGGAGGATCAACAAGGGCGTGCTCGCGGTCATGACCGAGGCCAAGGAAAGCGGCGAGCGTCTGCAGGCGCTGCTGGCCGAGCCCGACCGCGCGCTGCCGGCGCGGCCCGCCGACCTGCCCCCGCAGGGCACGAAGCTGACCGCCGAGCAGAAGGAGACGCTGATGCTGTACAAGCGACAGTGCGCCGAGGTGTACACCCGGAATGCCCGGCTGCACACTCAGCGCGTCGCGGCGTTGTCGAAGGTGGCAACCGCCGCCTCGTTCGCCGACGAGCAGGCGATCTACTTCCCGCACTACCTCGACTTCCGCGGGCGCATCTACCCGTACGCGAGCTACCTCAACCCGCAGTCCGACGACGTCGGCCGCGCGCTGCTGGAGTTCGCCGAGGGCAAGCCGCTCGGGGAGCGCGGGCTGTTCTGGCTGAAGGTCCACGTCGCGAACCTGTTCGGCATCGACAAGGTGTCGTTCGAGGATCGCGTCGCGTGGGTCGACGCCAACATGGAGCGGCTGCTGCGGTACGCCGCGGCGCCCCTCGACGACCTCTCGTGGGCGTTCGGGGACGGCGCCGCGGACAGCCCGTGGTGCGCGCTCGCCGCGTGCATGGAGCTTGCCGGCGCGATGGTGCAGGGTGAGGACTACGTGTCGCACCTGCCTATCGCGATGGACGGCTCGTGCTCGGGGCTGCAGCACTACTCGGCGATGCTCCGCGACCCCAAGGGCGGCGCCTCGGTCAACCTCGTGCCCGCTGAGAAGCCCGGTGACATCTACACCGCGGTCGCTCAGCGGGCTCAAGCTTTGATCGATGCCTCCCTTGAGGAAGGTGCTACCCCGTGGAAGGGCGGCAAGGTGGTCCGCAAGATCGCCAAGCAGCCGACGATGACCATGTGCTACTCGGCCACGCTCTTCGGCATGCAGTCGCAGATCGCGAACGCTGTCGAGAAGCTCGGGGGCGAGGACTACCTCATGGGCTACGACGTGCGGCAAGCCTCGGTGTACGCCGCGGGTGTCGTGTGGGACGCCATCGGTGACACCGTGGTGGCCGCGAAGGAAGGCATGGCGTTCCTGAAGGCGTGCGCCAAGCTCGCCAACGAGGCCGGCCAGCCGATCCGGTGGACCGCACCGAACGGCTTCATCGTGCGTCAGGGTTACACCGACTACATGTCACGTCGCAACAACGTCCACTACAAGGGGCTGCGGTTGCGCCTGACGCTGGCGGTCGACACCAAGACGCTCGACCACAAGCGACAGGTCGCGGGCGTCGCGCCCAACTTCGTCCACTCCCTCGACAGCAGTCACCTCATGGCGACGGTGACGCTCGGCGAGGACAACGGGCTGAAGCACTGGGCGTGCATCCACGACTCGTTCGGCACCCACGCGGCCGACGTCGACCTGCTGCATCGTTGCATCCGCGAGGCGTTCATCGAGCAGTACACCCCGTGCGTGCTCGAACGCTTCCGCGAGGAGATCGTCGCTCAGCTGCCCCCGGAGCTTGCGGCGAAGGTCCCACCCGTGCCCGCCAAGGGTGCGCTGGACCTCGATGCAGTCCGCGACTCGGCCTACTTCTTTGCCTAATGACTCCCTTAAGGAAGGTACTCCCATGAAGCATGACATCAACGGTCGCGCCTTCCGGCTCGATCAGGTGGAGCTTCGGAAGCACGACGCCCGCATGGACGCGGGCTGCCTCGTGTGCCGCTCGGCGGTGCCGGGGCGCGTGTGCCCCGACTGCTACACCTGCATCGCCTGCCAGCCGGGCTGCGACGAGTGCGCCGAGGCCCGGGGGCTTAGTGCCCATCCTCGTATACCCCGCCTATCCCCTCGAAAACCACCCGGAGGTGACAAGTGATGAGAGGCTTTCGCCCGCACGTCGTGCGGGACCAGATCCGCTTTCTGTTGAATCCCGCCCGCGTCCGCCGGCCGGCGGTGGCCGCACTCTCACGGGTGCAGGACTTCACCCCCGGCGAGCAGATCGTCGGCCTCGCGGTCGCCCTTCGGGCCGTCTGCGAGTCGGCCAACATCTCCCTTGAGGACGTCATGGCGGTTTCCGCAAACATCATGCGGGACGCCGAGGGTGCGCACACGCACCACATCCAAGCGATCCGCGACTTCGCCGCCAACGAGATCCGGCGCGGGGAGGAGTACCGGCAGTGAGCACGCTCACCAAGCTCGACCCCCGCGTCCGTCGGGACCGGCAGTACCGGCGCATGACGATCCGCTCCCTCAGCAACGTGTTGGCGCTACTGCAGCGCCTGACGCCGCCGCCGCTGGAGCGCATCGGCCTCGCCGGAATGACGCTCGACATCCTGACTGACATCCGCCGCAACCCGCGCATGACGGGCGCCGCCAAGCGCACCGCGTTCGCTGACCTCATCAAGTTACTGGAGGACCCAAATGATCGCAGCGCTGTTGAATCTGGCGCGAGCTGAAGTGAACCAACACGGCCACGTCCTCGACGCCACGCGCCAGCGGCTGCTGGCCTACGGGATCACCTCAGTCGACCTCGAACAGTACCTCAACGCAACCAATGGAGACCGCCGCAATGGCTGAAATCAACACCACCAAAGCCGTCACGTCGCTGACGGTGTCGCTCACCGCCGATGAGGCGCGCCTCCTGATCCGACTCATCGACGTCGGCATGGCCTCTGACGAGACGCCGTTCCAAAGCGCCGAGTACACCTTCGGCACCGAACTGTGGGAGGCCCTCGACGCCGCCCTCGACGAGGAGGAAGGCGAATGAAGCTCCAAGCCGGCGTCAAGAAGGTCGTGCTGACCGACGAGGAGGCGGCCCGCGAGAACGTCGAGCGCGCCTCGAACCGCGGTCGTATCTTCAAGCCGACCTTCGTCATCTACTGCGTCAGCCCCAACGGCGAGAAGGCAACGCGCTACGACGCGTACACCTTCAAGGCGAAGACGCTCACCCCGCGCAGCTGCGTTGGCCCCTTCCCCTTCCCGTGGGCCTCCACCGAGCTGCGCTCGTCGACTCACGTCTGGTTCGAGACCGAAGGCGAAGTCGACATCGTCACCACACAACCCGAGGACCTGTAATGTCAGACCGTAAACCGATCAAGTTCGTGACCCCGCGGCTCGTCTTCATCTTCCCGAAGCTGACCGCGCCCGACACGAAGTACAAGAAGGAAGGCGAGTACCGCGTCAAGGGGCGCTGCACGCTCGACGCTTTCCCGGCCGACATCGTCGAGCAGCTGACCGCAGCCCGCGACGCGTTGGCTGAGGCAACCCGCGCGGATCTCACGGCGAAGAAGCAGGGCGCCAAGGCGAAGAGCCTCAAGGTGCGCGACATCTTCACCGCGGAGACCGACAAGGAGTCTGGTGAGGAGACCGGCTTCGTGCTGCTCAGCGCGAAGATGACCGCGTCGGGCATCAGCAAGCGCGACGGCAAGCCGTGGACTCGTGCCCCCAAGCTGTTCGACGCCGCGGGCAACAAGCTCGGCTCGAACAAGCGCATTTGGGGCGGCAGCGAGGGCAAGCTCGCGGTCGAGGCCCTGCCCTACTACACCCCGAAGGACAACGAGGTGGGCATGGCGTTCTACCTGAACGCTGTGCAGGTCCTGAAGCTCGTCTCCGGTGGTGGCGACAACGCCGCTGACCACGGCTTCGGTGCCGAGGAAGGCTACACGGACGAGGACGCGGCCGACGCCGGCCAGTTCAACGACGGCGACCCGGGTCCCACCGACGCGGACGCACCAGCGCCGAAGTCGGGCGACGACTTCTAACATGCGCCTGCACCTGCCTCTGGAGCCGCTGCCCTGTCCGCGGCCCCGGATCGCGGTGCGTGGGAAGTTCCCGACGGCCTACTACCCTGCCACGTACACCAAGTGGAAGGCGCAGGCCGTCGGGGTCATCAAGTCGCTGACCTCCGCGCCGCCGATCACCGGCCCAGTCAAGGTCGACGTGGCGTTCCTCGCCACGCGGCCGAAGACAACCAAGCTCGACCGCCCCAAGCCCGACATCGACAACTACCTGAAGTCGCTCTTCGACGCGCTGACGCAAGCCGGCGTGTGGGCGGACGACTCTCAGGTCGTTCACGTCGATGCCCGCAAGCGATGGGCGCTGCCGGGCGTGGCCGGTTCCATCGTGTTTGAAATCACCAACCCTGAGGAGGGCTAATGTCCATTCACCAGTGCAAGCGCGTGCTCGATCACATGATCGACCACGGCTACATCACCCCGCTCATCGCGCAGTCCTACGGCATCCAGCGGCTCGCCGCGCGGATCAAGGACCTCCGCGCGCAGGGCGTGCGCATCGACAACGAGATCCGTGTCAACGACGCGGGCGTGCGCTACTCGAAGTACACGCTGCTCGACCGTGGTCACGAGTTGTTTCGCCGACGCCTCGGCTACGACTGGCAGACCACGCGACCCGGCACGGCGCGCCCGGTCAAGACGTACACCGGCGGCCGGCCCAACCCGGTCCTCGACTACCTCTGTTAGGAGGCCACATGGCCGACGAGTCAACCTGCATCGGCCATGAACCTTGTCCGTCCTGTGGCTCGCGAGACAACCTCGCGCGCTACAGCGACGGGCACGGCTTCTGCTTCGGCTGCCAGTACTACCAGCACGCCTCGACCGAGGCATCCACCAACACGAGGAGGATCGCGCGCGTGAGCAGCGACATGATCAAAGGCGAAGTGCGCGCGCTGCCCAAGCGCAACATCACCGAGGAGACCTGCCGGCATTGGCGCTACCAAGTCGGCGAGAAGGCTGACGGCACGCCGGTGCAGCTGGCCAACTACTGCGACGAGAGCGGGCAGATCGTAGCGCAGAAGGTGCGCACCGCCGACAAGCAGTTCGTCATGCTCGGCGAGCCGAAAAAGGCAGGGCTCTACGGCCAATGGCTCTGGCGCGACGGCGGGAAGATGGTCGTCGTCACCGAGGGCGAGATCGACGCGCTGTCGGTCTCGCAGCTGCAGGGCAACAAGTGGCCCGTCGTGTCCGTGCCCAACGGCGCGCAGGGCTCGGCCAAGTCGGTCGCCAAGGCCATCGAGTGGCTGGAGAAGTTCGACAAGGTCATCTTCCTCTTCGACGACGACGAGCCGGGGCGCGCGGGCGCCGAGGCTTGCGCGCAGCTGCTCACACCCGGGAAGGCGTACATCGGCCGCATCCCCGGCTTCAAGGATGCGAACGAGGCGCTGCAGGCCGGCGAAGGCGCCCGCGTCATCGACGCCATTTGGGGCGCGAAGGCATACAGACCTGACGGCGTAGTCGATGTCGACTCGCTGGCGGAAGAGGCGTCGAAGCCGATAGCTCTTGGCACTCCGTGGCCGTGGGCTTCTCTCACCGAGAAGACCTACGGCATTCGGAGGCGTGAGGTCTACGGCTTCGGCGCCGGCACCGGCGTGGGCAAGTCCGACCTGTTCAAGGAGGTCATGCTCCACCTGATCAACCTCGGCAACAAGGTTGGTTGCGTGGCGCTCGAAGAACACCCCGCGCACACGCTGAAGGTCCTCGCCGGGAAGGCGATGGGTCGACGCGTCCACATCCCCGGAACCGAAGTGCCGCAGGCCGACCTCGCCGCAGCGATCCAACAGCTGAGCGGGAAGGTCTACTTCTACAACCACTTCGGCGCCGCCGCGTGGGATACGATCAAGGACAAGATCAAGTACATGGTGACGGCGCTCGGCTGCCGCGACATCTTCCTCGACCACCTGACCGCGCTCGCGGCGGCCATCGACGAGGACGAGCGCAAGGCCATCGACGCCATCATGGCCGACCTGTCGGCGCTCGCGCAGCAACTCGACTGCACGATCTACTACATCAGCCACCTCACGACGCCGGAAGGCAAGTCGCACGAGGAAGGCGGGCGCGTGCTGGAGAAGCACTTCCGGGGCTCGCGCTCCATCGCCTACTGGTCGCACTTCCTCTTCGCCCTTGAGCGAGACAAGCAGGACGTCGGTGGCGTCACCACGTTCCGCGTGCTGAAGGATCGCTACACCGGCGACGCAGCCGGCCTCACGTTTGGACTCGCGTACGACCGGAACACCGGCCGGCTCAGCGAGTGCGAGCTGCCTGAGGAAGGGACCAAGCACGGCTTCACCGACGAAACCCAACACGGAGACTTCTGATGACCGTCAAAGACACGCTCGCCGCCCGCGGCAAGCACTACGAGGGACCCGGCGGCTACGCCGACACCGCCGCCACCGCGCAGGACCTGAAGGACGTGATGTTCCGTGGCCCCAACTGGCAACTCGGGCGGCTCAGCGCGGCGCAGAAGGAGTCGCTGCACATGATCGCCAACAAGATCGCGCGCATCGTCAACGGCGATCCCAACCACGCCGACAGCTGGCACGACATCGCCGGCTACGCGACGTTGGCCGAGAAGCTCTGTCCGGCGCTGGTGAAGGTCGAGTGTTACGGCGCTGGTGGCAGCGGCGGCATCGAGCGCACCCACGCCGACGGCGAGGTGAAGGCAGGTGTGCTCGGCAAGAGCATGCCCGTGCTCGGCGCTGGCCCGCTCGAACCCGAGCGGAAGAGCCTCGACGACGCCACGCAAGAAGAGTGGGACGCGCTGCGCCGGCCGAAGTGCGCTCACAACTGCGGGCTCGTCAACACGGCCCGCGGCTGGCACTGCGTCGACTGCGACCAGTTCCTCACCCCCGACGGACTGAAGAGGAGATCCCTATGACCATGCCACGCAAACCCATTCGCCCGCTCGCGCGCGGCGAAGGCTGGCACCGCGGCGCCCGCGTGAAGCTGGCCCGCCCACAACCCAAGAGGAGATCCAAGTGAGATTCGAGTTCGAGAAGATCAGCCCACGCTACCTCGCGCGGCGCGCTGCCGAGGAGGAGCGTAAGAACGGCGGCCGGCGCTGCACGCGCATCGTGCTGACACGCCCCGAGTGGATGGAGCTGCTGAGAAATCAGGGCTATCCCGAGGGCTCGCTCATGCCACGCAACTACCAGATCGCGCGGATGCCGACGCTCGCCTCGCCCTTCGATGCGAACTACGAGCCGCTCGACATGTGCAGCATCGAGGTGGTGTACGAATGAGCATCATCTTCCTCGCCGGCCTCGCCATCGGTGCGTCGCTCGGCGTCATCGCCACGGTGATCGTCGGGTTCGCCACGATCTTCTACTGGCACTTCAACACGTAACCGGAGGGCACCCATGCTGGTGTTCGACATCGAGACTGACGGACTGCTGGACGACGTCACCGTCATCCACTGCATCAACGTGATCGACACGATCACCGGCAAGCGGCTCGCCTTCAACGGCGGCGTGTACAAGGACGGCTCCACGGCACAGCGCGACGGCACCATCGAGGATGGGCTCGCGCTGCTTGCCCGGGCCGACGCGATCTGCGGGCACAACATCATCAACTACGACCTGCCGGTGATGAAGAAGCTCCACGGCTTCGCGCCCACCGGCAAGACCCTCGACACGCGCGTGTGCGCGCAGGTCATCTGGCCGGAGGTGAAGGAGTGGGACTTCGCCGCGATCAAGCGCGGCTCGCTCCCTCACGACTTCCAACAGCGCGGCCTCATCGGCAAGCACGGGCTCGAGTCTTGGGGCTACCGCCTCGGCAACTACAAGGGCGACTTCGACCCGAAGGCGTACGGCTCGACGTGGAAGGACATCGGCTTCACGAAGGAGATGGATGAGTACGGCCGACAGGACCCGGAGGTCACGCTGACGCTGCTGAAGAAAATCCTTGAGAAGGACTACAGCCCCGAGTGCATCTGGCTGGAGCACCGCGTCGCGGAGATCATCTGGAGTCAGACCGAGCACGGCTTCTGCTTCGACTACGCGGCGGCCGAGGCGCTGACCGCGAAGCTGCAGCGCCGCCACGCGGAGATCGCCGCCGATCTCATGAAGCTGTTCCAGCCGTGGTACGCGCCCGACGTCGTGAAGGGGACCGCCCTCTTCACCCCGAAGGGCGACAACAAGAAGCTCGGGTACACCAAGGGCGCCACGATGTCGCGCGTCAAGCACGTCGTGTTCAACCCCGCGTCACGGGACCACATCGCCGACCGGCTGACCAAGCTACGCGGCTGGCGCCCGACCACGTTCACCGACGGCGGCAAGCCGCAGGTGGACGAGACGACGCTGGAGGCGCTGCCGTGGCCCGAGGCGAAGCTCTGCGCCGAGTACCTGCTCGTCGAGAAGCGCATCGGCCAGATCGCCACGGGCAACGAGGCGTGGCTGAAGCACGCGAAGAAGCAGCCCGACGGGACGTACCGCATCCACGGTGGCGTCACGACCAACGGCGCGGTGACCGGCCGCATGACGCACGCCCGCCCGAACGTGGCGCAGACGCCCCGCGTCGGCACGCCGTACGGCGAGGAGTGCCGCGCGTGTTGGGTCGCGAGCCCCGGGCTTGTGCTCGTCGGCTGCGACGCCGAGGGGCTGGAGCTTCGCATGCTGGCCCACTACATGGCCCGCTACGACGGCGGTGCGTACGTCGAGACCGTGGTCAACGGTAAGAAGGAGGACAAGACCGACGTCCACTCGGTGAACCAGCAAGCGACGCGCCTCAACAAGCGCGACTCAGCGAAGACGTTCGTGTACGCGCTGATCTACGGCGCCGGCAACTTCAAGCTCGGCACCATCGCGTACGACGACTTCACCGACGAGCAGCGCGAGCGCTTCAACGCCAAGTACCCCTCGAAGGGTGCGCGGCAGAAGGCGCTGGTGCGGCTTGGCGACGCGCGCCGCGAGGCGCTGATGACCAACCTCCCCGCGCTCGGCCAGCTGGTCGAGGACGTGAAGGCTGCGGTCAAGACCCGTGGCTACCTGAAGGGGCTCGACGGTCGACTGCTGCACATCCGCGGCGAGCACAGCGCGCTCAACACGCTCCTCCAGTCTGGAGGCGCGGTCGTGATGAAGAAAGCGCTCGTGCTCTTCGAGGACAGCGTAGCCGTGCCCAATAGATCCCTTGGCGTAACTGTTTCGTATGTCGCAAACATCCATGACGAAATCCAACTTGAGACGGAGGAGACCCATGCTGACGAAATCGGCCGCGCCGCCGCTGACTGTATCCGGCACGCAGGCGAGCACTTCAAACTTCGCTGCCCACTCGCCGGTTCTTTCGGTGTCGGGCGGACATGGAGGGACACGCACTGACCGCCGCTGCATCAAGTGTGACGACTCGCTCGTGTTGGGTGCGAATTGGAGCGAAGCTCGGCTACGCAAACACGAGTACATCTGCAAGCCGTGTGATTACAGGCGGAGACGCCCAATCGGTGGCTTGACGCCCGTCCCCACACGTCCGCCTCAGGTTCACCTCGACCGCCCGCCGGTACTCCCGCGGGAACCAACAGCGCGCTTCAAGGAGGCGCCTGCGACCGCGCCGTGGGGTTACATCTACGGCGTCACGAACCCGAACGACCCCGGCTTCGTGAAGCTTGGGCGCTCGAAGAATCCGTACTCGCGGATGTCCAACGCGCAGACGTTCCTGCGCACGCGCCCGCTGGTGTTGGAGTTCTTCTTCTACGTCGAGGACGACGGGCTCGCCGAGGAGGCGCTGCACGAGCAGTTCGCTCACGCCCGCTACCTCGACACCGAGTGGTTCGAGGTTCCACTTATGGAAGCGTACCTCGCGGCCATGCACCTCGCGGACAAGGAGCCCGAGTGAACCGCCGCGCCCCACGCGACCGCGACACGATCAGCGAGATCACGATCACCGTGCGCTCAGGTCAATTTGCCGCTCTGGCAAACATCCTGCGCGAGAAGTCGCTGCTCAACCACCTCAACCGCACGCTGATGCACTTCGAGTTCCCCGACGGTCACATCGAGACCTACACGGTCTGGCCGCACGACGGGGACCACAAGGCATACGCGCAGCGCACCGACCTACTCAACTGGAGTGAACACTAATGGACATCACCGGCATCGGCTCCGTAGCCGACCTTCTCAACACGGCCATCCAGAAGATTTGGCCGGACCCGACGCAGCGCGCGGCGGCGCAGGTAGCGATCCTGCAGGCGCAGCAGGCGGGCGCCCTGAAGGAACTGGACGATCAGTTCCAACTCAACATCGAGCAGATCAAGGCGAACGCCGTCGAGGCCGCGCAGCCCGGCCTGCACTTCCGCGACGGCGCGGGGTGGGTGTGCGTCGCGGGGTTCGCGGTCGCAACACTCAAGCCGCTGATCGAGTGGGGCTGCGCACTCTCAGGTCACCCGGTCACGCTGCCTCCTGTTGACCAGACCACCAGCATGACGATGCTCATGGCGCTGCTCGGCCTCGGTGGCATGCACGTCTACCAGCAGGTGAAGTCGTGAAGACGCTAAGCCTTCGCGGCGAGGCGTTCATCAAAGGCTTCGAGGAGCTTCGCCTCACCGCGTACCGCAAGTTCCCCGGCGAGCCGTGGACGTGTGGCTACGGCCACACGGGCCGCGACGTAACCAACGGGACAACCTGCGACGCCGCTCAGGCGGCCACATGGTTCAAGTGCGACGTCGCCGCGCCGGAGCGCGCGGTGAACCTGATGGTTGCTGTGCCTTTAACACAGAACCAGTTCGACGCCTTAGTGAGCTTTGCCTTTAACGTGGGCATCGCGGCCGAGGCGCACTCGACGATGCTACGCAAGGTGAACGCTCTCGACTACGAGGGCGCCGCCGCGGAGTTCGTGAAGTGGGACCACGTCAACGGCGTGGAGGTGCCCGGCCTGAAGCGGAGACGCGAGGCCGAGCGTGATCTATTCAACACACCGGAGGCCGCGTGAACTACTGGAACCTCAAGCGAGTCAGCCTCGCGATCATCTGCGTTGCCCTACACGTCGGCATCCTCGTCAACGTGTGGACATGCAACAAGCTGACGCCCCGCGTCATCAACATCCAGACCGACGTGTTCTGCCCACGCGCAGCACCGCCGAAGGGAGTGCGGACATGAGGCGCCTGCTGTACTTCGCGGCCGGCCTCGACGCCGTGCTGACGGCGTTCTGCCTGACCACCGGCGATACCCTCGGCGTCGTCGTGGGCGTGCTGTCGGCGGCGCTGTGCATCTACGGTGCGGAGGTGCGGCCATGACGCAGCCAGCAGACTTCTGCCGCGGCTGTGGCTGCCACCTGCCACCGCGCGCGGACGAGACCTACTGCCGCGCCATCGAGCCGATGCGCCGGCACATGGAGGATCTGCACGCGCAGGTCCAGCGGCTGACGCGCGAGCGGGCCGACTTTCACAACATTGACGATGTGCAGAAGATTCGGAGGCTGCGCGCGGCGCTCGAAGGCTTCATTGGATGTTGCTCATGCTCGGAGCACCACACCTGCAAGTCTTGCCGGGCGCGCGAAGCCCTGCGGGAGGTGCGGCCATGAAACGCACGCTCCTCATCGACGCTGACATCGTCAACTACAAGTTCGCCAGCGCCACGGAGGAGGTCTACTACTTCGACGGCAAGGACCAGCCACCGGCTGTTCACCACGACACGAAGGAGGCGTGCGACGCCGCCGAGGCGTACATCGAGGACCTGCGCTCGAAGCTCGGGGCGGCCCACGTCGTCATCTGTCTGACGGATCGAGGCAACGAGTTCCGCAAGGACTTCTGGCCGGCCTACAAGGGCAACCGGAAAGGGCGCAAGCCGGCCGACCTCTTCAACGTCGAGGCACACCTCGCGAGCAAGTACGAGACCTACAAGCGCCCGCGGCTGGAAGCCGACGACTGCATGGGCATCCTGTCCACGCACCCGTCGCTCATCCCCGGGGAGCGGATCATCGTCTCCGAGGACAAGGACATGGCTTCGGTCCCGGGGCTGCTCTTCAACCCCGCCAAGGACGACGAGCCCCGGCGCATCAGTAAGCTCGCGGCGAACCGGATGCACATGGTGCAGACCATCACCGGCGATCAGGTGGACAACTACCCCGGCGCCCCGTTCGTCGGCCCGAAGAGCCCCGAGGTCGCCGCTGTGATGGAGGAGAAGACGGTCGAGGGCATGTGGCGCCACGTCCTCGCGGCGTTCGAGCGCGGCTGGAAGCGGGCCGACCCCGAGGCGCCGCCCGAGGTGGCCCGCCAGATGGCCGTGATCATGGCCCGCTGCGCCCGCATCCTGCGCTCAAGTGATTGGAACTTCTCACAAAAGAAGCCGATCCTGTGGAC